GCATAGAGCCTTTAACCAAGACTTGGGTAGCCATTCTTGTAATTTCTTTTTTAACCACATAAAAACACCTTCCTTTCAAAATTATTTATTGAAAATGGAAATTCTATAGATACCTGTGTATCCCCCACCGGGTGCATTATATACTAAGAGGAATCCTTATGATAGACAAACTGTTAGGTTTACAAAATCAATTACGAATGTTACACTGGGGAACTAACTCATACGCAGAGCATAAAGCTTTAGGAAACGCTTATGAGGCTCTAGACGGTCTTATAGATTCTTTCATGGAAACCTGGATGGGAATTAACGGTAAAAAGTTAGGATCTGTACGATTATCTTTAAATCAATACACTCCTGACGCACCAGAAACCTTGTTAAATCAAGCAGTGGTATTTTTCACCAGAGATATGGATGAAATGGTTGCAGGGAATACCGATCTTGCTAATATTCGAGACGAGATGTTAGCGATAGTAAACAAAACTAAATATCTATTGACCCTGAAATAATCCAAACCCTTCAGGGACCTTTAATCTATGAGTAGATGGAATCCTTGTTGTTGTGCTCCTGGTTTGGCAATATTACCTAATGATATGGTGTTAGTTCGTGCAGGATGGCATCATTTCATGGTTATGACCAGAGATGGTAAAATAAATGTTTTTATTGGTTATGGATCAAGAGCAACTTCTGATGGTTCCACAAAATTTTTAACAAAAGGAATAGGCTCACAAGGTATTGTAGGAAACAACGGTTCGAATATTTACTCTTCTCTCGGAGGAGTTACTAGTTGTTGGGAATATGATGAATTAGGACTACGAAATCTAACAGAGCAAGCAAATTTAGATCACCTTGGTTGGATGATATGGGATTATGGTGATCATGGAGACGATCCTTATAACCAAACTCTTTATTGGGTAGATTATACTGATCCTACAGGTTATGGTGGTTGGGGGAGTAAACCGTTTGGTGGAATTCATATGTACCCTGAAGCGTGTAGTGGTTGGGGAGGGACTACCGGTATTTCTGCATCAGATGAGTCTGTGGGAGATTATATAAACGGAGACGGATATTATTCTCCTACTTTTGGTTTTGCTAATACACCACCAGAACCAGTATTAATTGAAGGATGCCCATACTACAAAATAAGAGGAAATGTTGATGGATTAAATTTAAATCCTCATGGTTATTTAAATTTTGATGGTTCTGGTGCAACAGTAAGCCGAGTACCAGAAACATTAAGACAACAAATATTAATAGAAGCAAAAGGTCTTTGTGCTTCTCCAGGTATAACAGGAGTTACTTTTACTGAAAGTTACGATGAAGTAGCAAAACCTGTACCTGCAGGACATCCATTACAAATTCCAACAGATCTTTATGATCGTTTATACACTACAGATCCGGAAGAAATACCAGAAGAAGTCGTAGATATTGAATGTGGTGCTTATCATAATATTGTGAGACTTTCAGACAACTCTATTGTTTGTTGGGGCTTGAATTCCATGGGACAATGTAATGTTCCTGATTCATTAAAACCTGATTGGTCTAGGCCAGACGGAGTTGAACCTCATCCTAAAAAAAATCTAATTTGCAGTATACATGCAGGATTTAGTACTACAGCAGTATTATTTAATGATGGAACTGTTTTATGTTGGGGCGATCCTGATGTTGCTGATGTGGTAAACACATGGGAACATATACGAATTTCTCCTATAAGAAGACACGGCAATTCTTCTAATTGTTGTAACGGATCAGAGTCTGATGGTTGGATAGATGTATCTTATCCACAATTCCCAGAAAACAAATATAAAAATGGAAATTATAATGTTAACACTGATTGGTTTGGTCTTTGGAGAACAGGAAAACCATCGTATCCACACTTTGATTTAGGTGTAGAAACTAACAGAAATTATCCTGTAAATTGGCAGTCTTTACAATCAGCAGGGCTATCCCCGGATGAAACATTATTACCAGGTTATTATTGTTATACTTGTAATGATTCGTCTCTTGGTGGTATAACTGTTGGTAAAGATTTTGCTGTTGCAATGTTGAGAACAGGACAAATTGTTACAACAAGAAAAGTGAATGCAAAATCTCCTGGTGCTCCTCTTTGTCGTGATTGTTCAACAGATAATTATTATACTGTTTCTAATGGTTTAGTAACACAAGTAGATAAAGGAAGAATAATCACATACGGATTTGATTCACAAGGAAATGATTGTGAAGCATTAGCTATATTGCAGGGAATAATAGAAAAATGCCCAGATGTTATCTGTGACGAATATAAAAGATGGATTTTGCCTGCAAATTATGCTGATTGTTCAACTGAACCAAACACAGAGGGAATAGGTTGTATTAGTTCTAATCCTTCAATAGAATCAATTTTACATGATCCAAATTGGGCTATTGTTTCTAGTTTTTACACACCAGGACAACAAGTAAGACCTACAACACATCCTTTAGGGCCTGCACCATCATGGAATAGCGTGGACGCAACATACGGATGGACCACGAAAGTTGCATCTGTTGACAGATCTAGATTAAATAGCAATGGATTGGCCGGTTATCCTACTGGATGTCAGGTTTCTGATGATTACACTCCCAGTAAATGTGTTATGGATTTAGGAAATGCAGAATGTACAAAAATATGCCCAAGTGATGGCGGATGGGGTGATTTCAGAAGAGGAAGTAATCAAAATGGTGTTCCTGGTTATTTTTCGTATCCATTGCACATGGCGGTTGCTCTTACTTGTGTTGCAGGAACAAACACAGTAAATTGGATGTATTCACCAAAAACTCTATCTCCGGAACAAGTAGAAGAACCAATTTTTTCTGGTGGTGGTGCTGGTCCAGAAGAAGCACAAATAAAAGCAACAACTGATCTAGTTTCTGATTGTGTTAATTATCATGCATTTAAATCCGGTTGTTCAGAGTGTGATTACGTAGGAGGAAATCCCTTATATCACACACAAGAACATGCTAGTAATACTACTGCTTGCATCTATTCTAATAATACTGATGTAGATGGAATTCATAATCCTTTAAAGGAAGATACTAGCACAAATTGTGGTGGAATACCAACTTTAGGTGGAATATTACAATATATGTTACCAACAAAACCCTGGGGACCTTGGCAACTTTCAACAGTAAGTGGTCTTGGAACTCCTCCTCATATAGAAATGGATTTATGTAATTTTAATATTCTCTCTAGAGATTATTGTTCTTATCTAACTATAGGACAAAATCCTGTAGTTAATGAACCTGCTTCTTTTGCTTTTGGTGGAATAGCATTTGGAACAGACTCAAATGTACCTGGTTGGTTCGGTTTGCATTATGGAGGAGGTCCAAGTTTTATTAATATTGATGAAACACAAATTGGTGGAATGGGAGTTACTAGACGTGCTATTCGTAGAGATGGAGGAATATGGCCGTTTTCTGGAGTTTGGGAAACCACTTTCTTTAACCCCAATACATCTCCATACTGTTATTATCCAGATGAATGTAATAATCCTCCACCATCTCCTGAAGAAATTCAAAGTCCTGTTAGCGGAAGATGCCCAGAAGCCCCAGTAGACCCAACTTCACCACAACAGCCTCTTGCTTATATTAATTGTGGTCAAGATGTTGGTCCTTGCGCTGGAGGTATATTAGGAGGACAAATACCAAATTTAGCAAAATATTGTTACCCTGATACATTTCCCAATTTAAGAGCATGTACTGATAATTCTGCAATAATAAAATGTGGAGCGGAAAATTGTGATCAAGGAATGGGTAATACATGTAATAAATGGTTTTTCCGTAATCCAGCAATTTCTTATGCAACAGGTAGAGCATTTGGTGTGTTTATTAGAAGATCACCATGGTATCGTGGAATATCTGGAATGACAGGAATCGTTGGTATTACTGGTATAACTGGTGGTGAATTTATATGGGAAAAAACATGTCCTCAAATTTTAGATGATACATCACCTAAAGATTCTGGACAGCTTGGATGGAATAGATTATTTGAAGGTATTGTTGGAACAAAAATATGGGTAACAGGATTAATGCATGATGCATGTCCTCCTTGGCCTCTTAAAGATGATGAAAGTGGCATAACTTATGGTAAGTATCCTTCTTGGGTTCCTGTTCCTTCAAATACTTCTGGTGATGCACCAGATCGTTCTGCAAGAAAAGGCGTTTGGAAAGGTACAGTTGGTTCTAGATATTGGGAATACGTAGGATTCACCGGAGCAACGGGACATGAAACCACGATAAATATAAGTGGATTTACTTACGATAAAGTAGCACAATATGGGCTAAATTTTATTCCTGATAATGATCCTACACTTACACAATTAACGATAACAGAAGCTTTAAGAGAATATATTTCATGAGTGAAGCCAAAAGATTATCTTGTATAAAAGAGATAACAGAAATACATCAAAAAAAACAAAATAAAAAATCATTAAAAATGACTTTAGATTTGTTAAATGATCTTAAAAAATGTAATGAATTTATTGTTAAACAAGAAATAAAAATACAAAAAAATATACAAAGAAGAATTGATATTATTAATTCTAATATTAATAAAGTATTAAATCAAAAATATAAAAATAAATTAGAACATAAAAAATTAAAAGGATTTAAAAAAATAAAACAATATCTTTTAGCAGAATTATATACTATAGTACAAGGACAAATAAACAAGAAACAATATATTCAAAGAAAAAATGCGTGTTTAGATTGTCATGGTCGTGTAAATTCTATTGAAGGAAAAATAGACCCCGGTGGTATAGGATTTTGTTCTTTGTGTGGTTGTGGGGCCAGTAAACGAGCCGCACTTTCCGTTAAATTAACTATAGGCGGCGCTTCTTGTCCATTAAATAAATGGGAAGCCCTTAAAGGAACAGAATGGTCAATAAAAATTGCAGGTGCTGCATTTCTTGGAATATTTAATTCAATCATATATCACTTAAATAAAAAAATAAATTTCTTTATTGGAAATTTAACCACAAGAAGGACTATATAAAATACTATGGTATTATATTTCGATGAAGAAACTCAAAATGATTTTTGTCGGCAAATAGAAAAATATGTAGAACAGTGGGGAGTTTCTTATTTGGACGCAGTTATTTCTGTGTGCGAATCTAAAGAAATACCTGTAGAAAGTGTTGCAAAAGTACTTTCTAAACCAATAATAGAAAAAATTCAACAAGAAGGACAAGAATTAAATTTCTTGCCTAAATCTAATAAATTACCAATTTAATTTGACTTTACGTTTTTTACAGTTATAATATGCATTATAGGAGAATATATGCCATTTAAAGACCTTAAAAAGAATTCAACAAATTTTAGCAAACTTCAAGAAGAACTTGAAAAGCAAAACAAGACTAACGATTACAAGGATGATCGCTTTTGGCGACCAACTTTGGACTCTGCTAGTAATGGATATGCGGTTGTTCGATTCCTTCCTGCAGTGGAAGGAGAAGACATTCCGTGGGTTAAGCTTTACTCTCATGCCTTTAAGGGCAAGGGTGGCTGGTTTATTCATAACTGCCCCACAACCATTGGTCAAAAGTGCCCGGTTTGTGAAGCAAACTCTGAACTATGGAATAGTGGTACTGAAAGCGATAAGCGTATTGCTCGTGATCGTAAGCGTAAGCTTAATTACGTTTCTAATATTCTTGTTGTTGAAGATCCTGCTGCTCCTCAAAACAACGGTAAAGTGTTTCTGTTTAAGTACGGTAAGAAGATCTTCGAGAAAATTCAAGAGCAAATGAACCCAGAATTTGCAGACGAGAGTGCAATTAATCCGTTTGATTTCTGGAAGGGAGCAAACTTCAAGCTGAAGATTCGTAAGGTTGAAGGATACGTAAACTACGATAAGTCTGAGTTCAGTGCTGCCAGTGAATTGTTTGGTGGTGATGACAAGAAACTGGAAGAGATCTGGAAGAGTCAACACGCTCTTAAGCCGTTTGTTGATCCCAAGGAGTTTAAGCTTTATCCTGAACTAAAGACTAAGTTTGTTGATGCTTTAGGAGGAGAAATGCGTTCGTTTGGTGAAGACGAATCTGAGGATACTATTGAATCTGAATCTCGTAGTCGTTCTACCAGAAAGCCTGTAAAGACTGAGGTAGACGAAGATGTGGATGTAGAGAGTTATCTTAAATCTCTAGGAGAAGATTGAAAAAGGCCCCTTTCGGGGCCTTTTTTATTAACCAGTTTCTGCTCTCCATTGGGGCATTTTTTCATAATCTGTTCTTAATGTTCTAAGATAATCATAGCTTATTGTTGACACATTACTATAATTATTAACTACATTAGTACTATTAGTTAAATTCGTAGTATTATCTTTATTAGAACCAGAAATGTTAGGATTAACACCTCTATTTTTAATTCTTTGTATCTGATCGTATTTATTTTCTATATCAACAACACTAGTTTGTGTTGTTTGTAAATTTTCTGTTATATTAGGTGTTATAATTTCTGGTTTGATGTCTGGTGGTGATTGTGTGCTAATGATATCGACCTCATCACCAGATGCTTCAGGAATATAATTTAAATCTGTGTTTAAATTTTCAGAAGGAATTAAATTAACATTTTGTTGGAATCCATCATTTATTGGTGTTTTTTCTTCGGAGGAAAACAAATCACCAGAAGAAAAATCGTAATTAGAAAAAAAAGAAGAATTTTGATCAATCATTTATTATAACCTTTCTATCTTGTAATCTTTGTTTTTCTTGATTTAATTGTGAACGAATTTGCTCTACGTATACTGTGCGTTCGAAAGGTATCATATTTTCTATTTCTTGTAATGAATATTGATGATAATATTTCATTTGAAAATTTTGTATGTAATAAAGATGCAAGTTCAGGTGATTAAAAAAAAAATTTATCAGTTCAAATATTCCTTTTATTTTAATTTGTCTTGTTTTCCCATCACTAGTTTCGTATTTACATATGATCTCTACGCTAGGCAATTTATCAAAGTAATTAAGAACCATTTTAAATTGTTGGGGTGTTAAATTTTGTATAAACTCTAAAATTTCTTTTTCTGATAATTCTTCACAATTTATTATTTCTTTATTGTTTTGTATCTGTTTAATGCAAGCAGCAATAAAAGAATATTGTTGTTCTGATTTTTTGTATTCTGGATATTTTAGTATAGTTTTAGCGGTTGGTTCTTTCATAACTAATAACAAATTTTCATTTAATTTTATTTTGTTATTGTTTTTTGTTTTATTTAATACTATATCCTTTAATAAATTTACTTTTATTAAAGTTTTTTCTTGAGTTTCTGGACATTTTATGGTAAATCCTTCTATTTCTCCTATAGATTTAGCACGTAATAATAAAAACATATGTTCTAATTCATTTATAGACCAATCTTTTTTTTCTCCAAAACAGGCAGAAATTATATTTAAAAGAGTTTTTAATATTGTCTGTTTATTTTGTGAATGTTTTGCTAAAAGCAAAGATTTTTCTTCAGAAACAACCATAGGTCTAAAGCATACATCTTTACCAGAAACTAAAGTTTCACAGTATTGAGGAAGAGATGATAATAATATATCTTTTAATGGCATATTTTAGCCTTGGTTTGGTACTGATGTTTCATAGTATCTATAGTTCATATCAACGACTAATGTTAAATAATCGTTAGGCGCATCGTTCATCATTTGAGTTGGTAGTATGGTGCTAGGCCAAGCATCATATAATGTTATTTGTCTGTTTGTGTTTCCGTTTAAATCTAAAGCATAAATTTGAATTTTAGTTTTTATTTTATTCCAAGGAACTACAAAAGCAGAATTACGAAACTCTCCTTCGTCTTTGAACATTGAGTTAATCCAATCATCAAAAAATTTCCTTGTATTCCAATTAGAATCTACAATAAATTCTATTAAAAATCTTTCATCATATTCTCTTTTTACAGGAATGTCGATATAACTTCCAGAAGGAGACATTGTATCTCTATAATAATTAATTGTTTGTGATGGTATTTGAATATTATTTGCGAATAATAGTTGAGGGGCTATTCCTAGACTCCTAAGAGGAGCCATATCTATGTTTACTTTAAATCTATTAGATCTTTGAAATCCCGAAACAGCTTGAAAATAACCAATCAAACTGGTTACATCTTGATTGTTCAACTTTGATTGAATATCATTGAAAGAAGTCATGAGTTTATCCTTTAAAAAGGTTATCTTCTGTTAATATTTTAAAAATCCATCCTTGTTGTTTACAATATTTTTCTGCTGCTTTCCATTTACATATATTAGTTTCGTATGTGATACACTCATTTAAAAATGCTCTTTTATTTTTTCTGGGTTTTGGTTTAATGGTTTGTTTTTTTGGTTTTATTTCTACTATAAATGTTTGTATCTGGTTGTTTTTTACTGCTTCAAATACAAAATCAGGATAATAATGATGAATTTGTTTATCTATAGTAGAATAATAAGGTATTTTTATTTCTTCACTGGACCATCTTATAATACTTTCATTTTGATCTAAGTATTTACAAAATTTTCTTTCCCAATTTGAACGACAGATTATATTTTTAGGATTACCTAGATATTTTTCTGGTTTTTGGGGTTGATATTTTGTTTTATACGGCATAAAATTCCACTATATATTTATAACAACATAATATGCCAAATTATCAATTCCCAATAGATCCAAAATTGCAGAATGAAATACCAGTTTATATGGCATTTTTTGCTGTAAATTACAGTACTTTTAATAGGAGAAGAACTAGAAATTATATTACAGGAAACTCTAGAAGTCGAATATTTTTACCTTATCCTAAACAATTTAACACGCTTAATTCTCAAAACTATAAAGCTGGTGGAAGCTTAAATGTTCAAACTGTAGAAACCGGTAATCTATTAGGCACTATTACCCAACAAGTTATAGCAACCAGAGAATTAGTTAACAGTTTTTTTAGTGGTGGTGGCGTTGTTCGTTTTGATCATTTTGAAACAATATTAGAGCCTGGTTCAAGAAGAACTCACTCTTTTGAATTTAATCTTGTGGCGAAATCAGAAGAAGACGCAAAAGCATTAAATGATATAGCATTAATATTTCAAAGTAATTTATTTCCTTTAGCTTCTACAAATTCATTATTAACCATGGAACATCCTTTATTGTGGTATTTTGAAGCATATCCAAATAATAATAACAGAAATTTGATTTTAGATTATTGGGACGGCACACCATTGCCTTGTGTTTTGAGTAGTGTAGATATAAATCGGTCACCAATATTAAACACCCCATTTATCACAGAAGGATATAAACCGTTAGCTGTTAATTTAAAATTAACATTTATAGAACTAGAACC